GCCCCCGGAGAGCACGTCATAGGGAGCCGCAAGGGTGAGATTGTCACCGCTTTTTATGAAGTTAATCATGATTCTTTTCTCCTTTTCCTTGCCTCGGAATGTTGACTCAACCGCCCTACGCCGTGTTTTTCTGCAAGCCGCGGAAGTCGATCGCCGCGGCCGCAAAGTCCAGGCGGGCCTTGATCTCGACGCCGTCCACCTCGAAGCCCTGCCGGGTCTCGATGTAGACGCCCTGCTGCCCCTCGAGATAGCAATACTCGATCGTGTCAATCGAGCTCGGGTCGGCCGCCGTGTACCAGTTCGTGTCGCCGACGCTCGCCACCGCATCGAGGCGGGGCTCCACGATGGGCACCATGGCGCGGACGAAGGCGGGCACGTCGGCTGAAGATGCGGTTGCCGCCAGGTTGATGGGATTCGTGATCTGGACCGCAATGCCTTCGAGTGCCGCCGGGATGATGAGGTACTTCGGAATCAGGTTCAGGATCGTGCCCTTGGGCGCAGTCTGCTTGCGCATCGCCTTGCGCGCCGCCGTGATGTTGGCCACAGCCGCGAGGCCATTGGTGGCCGTCAGGTTCTTGTGCGTCGCGTGGAACAGAGGCAGGCCATCGGCCATGTTCGCGTTCGCCGTGATCACGGCCCACACGGTGTCGCTCTCCAGCGTGGCGGCCGCGATACCCAACCCGGCAGGAATCCGCGTCAGCGCCTGGAGGTCGTCGTTGAGCACCACCTTGCGGGTGATCGGCACGATACCGCCCCAGGTCGTGAGCGCGTAGGATTCCTTCGAGTCGCCCAGATAGATGCGAACGAACTCCCCGTTTTCGTTGGTCTTCTGCAACGCGGCGATGTCGCTCAACTGAATGCGATTCACCGGCTTGAAGTCGGCGGCGGTCACCTGGCGGCAGAACGGCACGAAGGTGCGGGGCGCCGCCTCATACGCCTGGCGCAGGGTCTTGTTGGCGACGTTCGCCAGGATGTTGGGAAAGTCGCTGGTGGTCATGGCACCGTCGAAATACTCGGACGCGCCATGCCGGCCCTGGAGCGCAACACGAGCGATCTCGTGCCGGTCCATGCCGCGCGTCTTCACGCCGGCGGCATTCAGGCACTCGCGCGCCATGTCCACCAGCGTGAGTCCGGCAAACTCCCTGCCCTTTTCGACCATCTCGCGCGGCGCGCGAGGATTGCCCCGCAGGAGCAACGCCGCCTCCATCCCTTCGCGCCGCTTGTCCACCTCGTCCTTGCCGCCGAACGTGGCGGGCGGGTTAATCGGCACGGTGGGGTTCTTCCGGTACTCGGCATCGAGCTTCGCCATGATGCGCTCACGAGCGGTGTCGACGGACACGCCCTCGTCAATGAGCGCGGCGAGAAAGCTCTCCTCCACTTTGAATGGGCCGGTCGCGATCGCGCGAATGGTGCTCGCGCGCAACCGCTCCGCCTTCACCGCCTCGTCGCGCGCCGCGGCGAGGGCAACTTCATTCTGACGGGCCTCTACGCCCGGGTCCTGCGTGGTCGTTTCCATGTCAGGTGTCTCCTTTGTGTGGGCAGATGCCCGTTGCGTTTCAACTACACTCGGTGGCGCCGGTGGCGGTCCCGCCGCCGACATGAAATTCGTGGCCGCGTCGGCGGCCACTGACACGAGGGAAATCTCGAACGGCTCCCAATCCGTCGCGGTGAATTCCCTGCGTTCCTGGCCCTTCGGCGTGGTGTCGACCTTCTTGTAGATCCACATGCCGGGGCTGAGGTTCTGAATGATGCCGCCCTTGACGTCGTTCCAGATCGGCGTCACGGCATCGCGCTTGCTGAACTGGATCGTGGCCAGCCCGGTGGCTTTCTTGGCCCACGCTTTGCGCACCACGCCGAGTTGGCTCTCCACCCCGTACGCGCTGTGTGAGTCCAGTACGGGACCACCGTTGTTCAGGCGATCCATACGGCAGCCTTTCATGTCGAGGATGAGGTCGTATTCCTCGCCATTGCGCCAGTCGAACCGCGGCACCTTGGCACCCGTGTACCAGACCGCGTCAATGGTGCGAGCGTCGTCATTGGCTGACGGCGGTGCGAAGGTCGCTGCCACCGTGAAGCGCTCGACCTGGAACTCCGTGCTTTCCTGTGGATGCTCGGGCTGCGCCGACGCAACGATGACCTCCACCGGAGCAGTCTCCGGCGCTGTTCCCGTGATTTCTTCGGGCATAAGGACTCCTTCCTGTAGCTGTTGATTTACGAAGCGTAGGTACGCGTGGGCGAATCCCACTGCCGGGCGGAATGCTTCACCGTGCCAGTCTGCTTCGCGGGTGGCGCCGGCGCGGCCTCGCCGCCCACGGTCTGCTGCTCGACGCCCTTGTCGTTCACTTTTCGCGGATCGCAGTCCAGGATGATCTGCAGCTCATCGAGCAGATCGTTCATCCGCCTAATCTCCTGCAACTGCTTCTCGGGGTCGTAGCCGTTCTGCGCGATCGCCTCAGACAAGGTCAGCGTGCCGGTGCGGATGCGCTTCAGTTCTGCCATGGCATCCTTCAGCGGATCGACCGATTCGAACTTGGGCGCCGTCCATTGCACGCCATAGTTCGCCTCGGGAATCTTTCCGATAAACACCAGGGTGTCGATGAACCTTCGCCACGTCGGCCGGCAGTACATCGGGATCAGCGTCAACCACCGGAACGCTTCGATGGCGTTGCGGAAACCCAGCATGCCCGCGCGGTAGGAGGAATAGTTGACGTTGGACAGATCCCCGGACAACAACTCATAGGGAACGTCGATGCCGGCGCCGATGCCCTGGAGTTCGGTCATCAGGTAGTCGCGGTACCCGCCCGCCGGCGACGGCGCGTTGAACTTGATGTCCTCGCCCGGCTTCAAATACTCGATCATGCCGGGATACATCCGCTCGAGGGTGTTGCCGGTTTTCGGGTCCGTGGACTTCGCGCCCAGTGGCAGGCCGCCCGAACCCTCGGGACGCGTCACGATGCCGGCAAGGCACGCCTCCGTCTTCTTCCGCATGCGCTCCGCGTCGCGGTAATCGTCGAGGTCTCGCATCGCCAGCATGACGGGCGCCAGCCAGGGCACGCCGCGCACTTGGCCGGGCCGCAGGATGCAGTACGTGTGCATCACCTGGGCGGCCGGCACCGGCTGGCTCAGAATCCCGCCGCGCGGATTCAGCATGAAGACGCCGCCCGGGTGGTAGTTGTAAAGCCAGTACGACTCGCGTTGCCCGAAGAGGTTGAATTGAACGCCCTGGACGATGTGCCCCGTAGCGATGCCCATCGTCCGGGATATATCCAGGAAGTCCCCCTCCAGCACCTGCAACTGGAGCGGCACACGGAAATTGTCCTGTGGCAACCGCGGCCGGAACCGGACGATACCATCACCGCTCTCGGCGGTGGTCCGCACGATGAGCGCCTGCATGCCATAGAAGTCCAACTGCCCGCCTGGGTCACAGTTCTCGGCGAAGTAGAGCCACTCAGCATCGATGATCTTGTCGAGCTCCGGCGTCCCCGTCTTCGCCTGGGGAACGATCCCGGTTCCCACCGTGTTCCCGACCAGTTCGGCGATAGCCTTGCTGGCGTACGGATTGTTGCGCAGCAGATCCCGTGACCGGTTCCGCAGGCTGATGAGGGAGGCGCCGATCTCGGTGTTCGCGTCGCCGCCGGCAGCTACCCATCCGTCCGTGCGGCGCCCGGACTTCGCGCCGTCGTAAGCGAACGTCTCAGTAGCCGCACGAAACCGCGCGCGCCGAAATGCCCGCTCGGGCGAGAAGTAGCCGATCACTTTGTCGAGGGCGTTCATCTAGTCCCTGCTGTGCATGGCCAGGCTGAAAGAGGACGGCGTCGCCCCCGAAGCTGTGGCGATCGCTTTGTCGATGTCGGCGAGCGCCTTCCGCATGTCGTCGACGCTGTTGTACTCAACCGCCCGGTCGGTGAACTGTACACGGCGCGTACCGCTGAAGATTGCGCGCTGCAGCGCGTCGCGCATGGTTTGCAATTCCGTAGCGGTGATCATTTGAACCAGTCCTTGGCGCCGAACCATCCATCGG